GATCGCCTCGCGGTTGGTTATGCCTGAGTTCATGCTTACCTCGGACGCCTCGAACGCCAATTTCTCCAACACGATGGTCGCGGAAGGTCCAGCCGTCAAATACTTCGAGCGAGCCCAGCAATCGATCATCGATGCGGACATGGAGCTTATTGACGACCAACTAGATCACGCCGTCGCGGTTGGCATGTTGACGCCACAAGAGCGGGCATTGGTCAAGGTCTCGGCATCGCCTCCAAGCTGCAAGGTCCGAGACGAACTCAAGGAAGCTCAGACCAGGCAGATCGACATGGGACTGCGGATCCTGTCACCACAAACGGCCTGCGCGGAAACTGGGCGGGACTATGCCGAGGAGCAGACCAACATTGAGGCCCATGAAGAACGCTCGGGGTCGATGGTCAGCGGCATCGGTGGCGGATTGCCCGAGCTGCCGAGTGGCCTGCCTGATCCCTCTGGAGATCCGGCCGCGATCATTGGGGCTCCGTCGAGCATGCAGGCGACGGCGCTTAATGGTGCTCAGATCGCGTCTCTGTCTGCAGTGGCTATGCAGGTCGCCGGTGGACAACTCAAGCCGGAAGCGGGTAAGATCCTGCTCCGCAATGCGTTCCCGATGATTCCGGAAGCTGAGATCGACAAGCTCATTCTCTCGATGGCCTAAACTATGCTCAGCATTATCGACCAACGCCTCGCGGCTGAAATGCACAAGCGGCAAATTGAAACGCTCGTGAAGGCCGAAGGTGTTGCCGATCAAGTTGCGGCCGGCATCCAGTCCGCTGCCGATCGGTGGGTCGAAATCCTGACGACCAACTTCGATATCTCGATCCGGCTCCGGGTGGCCTCTCGTCTCTGGTACTCGCACTTCATGCAGATCGCGCCGACGATCGACGACCAATTCCGCAGGCTGATCAATTGGTCGCATAATGAGCAGGTCGCGGCATATGCCGAAGCGATCCCGCGGCACTGGTTCCGCAAAGTCTCGCCAGTCGTGGCGACGATGACGAACCTGGAGGCTCGATCACCATACGGATACTGCCCGCACTGTCACAAGCCAGGCGTATCGCGAGAGCGTCGAATCAACGGCAACGACACCTGTGAAAGCGGCCACGTTTACCCGTCCCAAACCTCGATCAACACCAACCTGGAAGACATGGGGCGTCCAACACTACCGTCGCGGACTGTCACGGTCCCTGGTCAACTTGGCGGGCCTGACGTTCGGGCTGACGTCTTCAGCGAGCCGATTGCCGAGCGAACGACACGCATGACCGACGAGGAGTGGCAGCAGACGCTGCGTGAAGTCGTCTTCCAACCACCGAGCCGCGTCGAAGTCGAGCAAATGATCCACACCAAAGGCCCGGACGGGATCTCATGGCAAGGGCGATTCGAGCGATTGTCTAGCAAGATCACAGACCTGGATCGAATGTCCCAAGAGTTGATCGTCGGCTTTGCGAACGGAGAGAACCTCCAGCAACTCAAGAAACGAGCCTTGCCGCTTGTCCAGGGCATCCAAGCATCGGCCAAGCGGATCGTCAGGACTGAGGGCCTGCGGATCGCTGAGCAGGTCCAGCGTCGCAGTTGGGCGGGCCTTGGCGACATGATGGTAGGCGCTCAAGTGCTGGCCGTCTTGGATCAGAACACGAGGCCAGAGCACGCGGCCAGAAACGGGACTATCTACTATGAGAAGCCGACGGCCGGCCAAAAGTCGATGGCCGAGCTGCCGATGCTGCCTGACAAACCGAATTGCCGTTGCTGGTCAACTCCGGTTTTGAAAGCCCCCAAGGAACTAGAGAACGACCCGGAAGTCGCAGCCGCATTCAAGAACGCAAGCGGGGCTGGGATTCCAGATCCTGCATCCTATGACAAGTGGTTCGCGAGTGCTGACCCTGCGCGACGGATGATGGCCGTGGGAACGCGGCGATATCGGGAAGTCGAGACGATGCTGCGCGGGTTTCGCGATCCCGAATGGACCGACTTCATCGACACTGAAGGCAAGCTCCTTCCGATCAGTCAGATCAGCAGTGAGACGCCAGCGGACAGGGCCACTCGCAAGTACGAGGTCGGGGAGTTGATCCGCAAGCGTGGCGAGCAGGTTAAGGCAATCGCGGCCAAGGGGTTTCTGGTTCAAGGCGAGTCGGCGGATTCGATCACCGCAAGCCTTTCAAAGGCGACGGCGGGATTCGGTTCGAACAAGATCCAGCGGTCGAAATGAAGTGGAAGGCGATCGGATAACGAGCTGCCAGCGGGTTAATATTCGCTACATGCGGTGTGTCGCAATCTCGCGGCCGTTGCTCGCTGGTAGCTTGTTTCTGTAAGCACTCGATCGCATGCAAGCGGAATCTACCAAAAAACGTGTTTGACACGCTTCTTAATTCCCTATCTCATACCGCCAGCAATCGGCAACCGCTCAACAGCGAACCAATTCCAGGCGTCTATGGCTACCGCAACCCGACAACCCGCAATGCTCATCACTGAGGATCTGGCATCGTCCAAGATCCGCAAGGTCGATGCAACTCGTGGAGTGATAGAGGGCGTGAAGCTCATCGGCGTTACGTCCAAGAACGGACGGGTCTATCCGCTATCTGTGCTCAAGAATGCAGTCTCGCTGTACGAGGGCGTTCGGGTAAACGTCGATCATCCATCGACCGGCAACCCATCGTCACCGCGAGGAGTTCGGGATCGGATCGGCGTGATGCGAAACGCTCGGTTTGTGGAGGGGTCCGGCATCTATGCCGACTTCCACTACAACCCTAAGCACGCGCTCGCAGATCAGATCGTTTGGGACGCGGAGAACAATCCGGAGTCGCTGGGATTCAGCCACAACGCATTGACGCGGGTCGTGGGTAAGGATCGCCAAGGGCGGGAAGTCGTTGAAGAAATCGTATCAGTCCGGCACGTTGATCTCGTTGCCGATCCAGCTACAACTCGTGGCCTTTTTGAGAGTGAAAACTATATGGACGGTGAACCAGTAATGGCCTCAGCTTCGAGCGATCCCCTGGAAATGCTGATCGACACGATGGCCTCGAAGATCATGGAAATCAGCAAGGGCGAAGGCGACGCCAAGACCAAGGCCAAAGCCATCACCGAGTTGCTCAAGAAGCAAGACAAGATCATGGCGATGCTCAAGGAACCCGCAGCAGCAGCTGACGCTCCGGCCTCAAGCGAAGAACACACCAAGCTGAGCCAGCAGATCGCTGGATTGACTCAGCAACTTGAGCAGTACCAAGCCAAGGAAAAGCTGGCGACCCTCAAGGCGTCCATCGAGCAAGAGTTGGCGACCGCTGGCCTGGACAAAGCCAATCCGCTGCAGGTTTCCGAGCTGTTCATGAAGCAGCTGCTCACGACCGAATCGGTTGCCGACCGAACCGCCATGATCAAAGATCGTGTTTCGCTGGTGGGCGTGGCGAATCCACGGTATCAGGCACCCAAGTCGCAACCGACGTTTGAGTCGGCAGGCCACTCGGCAGCAAGCGGACAACGAAAGCCACTCATCGAACGAATCACATCCCGGCGCTAGTCGCTAGTCGCTGGCCCATTGTTCCCCAATCACTTGAATCAGTTTTGACCGGAGATTTTTCAAATGGCAGACGTAATGCGATACCGAAGCGGGCCGACTAACCCGGTCAGCGTGGCGGTCGAATCCGCAACTGTGATTGAAGTCGGTGACATGGTGATGCTCGTCTCGGGATACGCTGAGCCGTTCTCGGATCAAGCGGACCTCGGAACCAAAGCCCAGAACCAAGAGGGCGCACACGACGCATTCATCGGCGTCTCGATGGATCGCTCGCGGGCTGGCGACACAACTCCGATCACTGTGGCCACAACCGGCGCGTTTGAATTTATCGCGACTTCGGCGTCATACGCTCTGGGCGCTTTGGTCGGCCCTGCTGGTACTGGCGCAAGCGATGCTGTTGGTGTCGCAAACCAGACTGTCGAAGCCGTCGCAACCGCGAACCTTGCTGTCGGTCGAGTTGTGCGGGCCAGTGGCACCGCAACCACGGCACTTGTCGAGATCGTCAGCACTGTGACCCGTGGCGGTCCGATGACGATGGCATAGTAGTTTTTTGGGGCATTTTTTTCGGGCACGCAGGCAGCTTAGCAGTACTCTTAGAAGGAAATCAAAACGTGAATCGACGAATCAACTACCGCGAGCTGCGGCAAGCCTATGAGGCCGACGGAGCTGTTCAATTCTGCGAGGAAATCGCCGAAGCCTTGGAGCTTGGTCGACAAGGGAAGCCGGGCGGTCTCAAGTCCAGCGACTTCTCGATCCGTGAAATCGCCGAGGAGTGCGTCAAGGATGGTCGCGAGTGGGTGCGAAGTATGGACCCGCGTCACGGCTCGACTGTCTTGGAATCGGGTGGAGCAGTCAACTCCAGCGCGTTTTCGAACATCACCGGCCAGTTGCTCATCAACCAGTTGATGACTAGCTACGAGAGTCCAGATTACATTTTTTCGCGATTGATCGAGCCGACTCCGACCCGTTTGAACGGCGAAAAGCATCCAAATATCACGAACATCGGCGACAAGGCCGAAGTGGTCCAGGAAGGCATGCCGTTCCCGACCGTTGGCTTGGGCGAAGACTACATCGAAACCCCAGCGACCGTGAAGGACGGTTTGATCCTGGCCGTCACTAAGGAATCGATCTTCTTCGATTTGACTGGTCGTTTGCTGACGCAAGCCAGTAAGGTTGGTGAGTCACTTGGCCTTCGCAAGGAGAAGGCCTTGATCGATGTCATCATCGGCACGACAAATACCTACAAGTGGAAAGGCACGACCTACAACACTTACCAGACCTCGACGGGTTCCGATCTCCAGGTAGAACATGTACATGCCGTTGGCGGTAACGCCCACACGACCCGCCATTGCCGCCTTGTCGAATTCCATCACAACGTTGCGCTGGCCAAAACCAGTACGC